CGAGAGTGCGCGCATATCTTTTTCGGCGTCTCGAGCGCGTATGCCGCACGCCTGTCCACACCCGGTGTCAACAAAGCTCGCAGGCACCATGCAGCGCGCAAAGTTGTTCGATCTTCGCTGTCACGCTTGTTAGGTGACACTCTATATTACAGTGACGCCGGATGATGCCGGGTGACGCCGAACTTGTCCGGATGGGCCTTGTAAATAAGGGAAAAGACGGCGCTAGAGGGTGCGGCGGGAAGGGGGCTGCGAAGTTTGCAGTGACACGCCGAAACGGGCCGCAGAGGCGGGAAATCGTGCCGGGGCGGCACGCATCGGAGAAGACCGGGCAAGAACGCTCAAACCCCATTAAATAAGGGTTCAAAGGCCCGTTGAGGGCGGTGTTTCAGGGGGTTTGAGAGGGGTCGGGAGGGAAAAGATCTGGGACCCTCGCCGCCCAGTTCTTTTTCAGGGTCCCACTTCCATGTTTCTGCCCGCGAAATCAATTGGATAGGCTTCTGGCGCGCAGTCATGACCGGGAAGAGAAGTGGGACCCTTTTTCGGGCCGATCGGCGGTCCGTCGGGCGCTACCAGACGTGGGCCGACCAGACGACTTCGCCGAGGATGCGCAGGCGGTTCATGTCGGGGCCGGAGCGGGTTTCGGTCGGGTGGGCGGGGTTGTCCGAGGTGAGGATGATCAGCTGGTCGGGGACCAGCTCGACGCGCTTGACGCGGGCGCTGCCGTCGATGTCGACGAGGGCGTAGACGCGGCGGTTGCGGACCTGCTTGCGGCGCTCGTCGATCATCACCAGGTCGCCGTCGTGCAGGGTGGGTGACATGCTGTCACCGGCAACGCTCAGCAGGCAGGCCTGCGCCGGGGATATGCCCCGTTCGCGCAGCCAGTCCTGGCGAAAGGCCAATGCGCCGAGGTTTTCCGTCAGGGTATTGATCGCGCCACCGCCTGCGGCGAGGCGGGCATCGACGCGCGGGATCGCCGCGAAATCCTCGTGGTCGATCCGGGTGGTGTAGACCGTGCCGGTCTCTCGCGGCGGGCCGAAATACAATTCAAGGTCAAGCACTTCCGCGAGTTTTTCTAGAGCGGCCCAGTTGTAGCGCTTGTCGCCGTCCCTCTTCATCCGAAAATTCTTGATCAACGACGGATGGCCGACCGCTAGGCGGGACGCCTTCGCATCCGAATATCCCTTTTTTCTAAGGGCTTCGTCGATCTGGAAAAGAATCATGTCCATCGCCTCAACATAGCCAGTAATGGCCAATTCGTAAATACAAAGCTATTACTGGCTTGCATGGTCTGGCTGGTAGTGGCTATACTGGCCGCATGAAACAGAGAGACGCCCTTATCACACTCGCCACCACGCTCGCCGCGCATCGCGGGGTCACGCATTATGCGATCTCCATGCGCGCCTTGGGTAAGGGCGATTTCTTCAAGAAAATGATCGAGTGCGGCTGGGATTGCCGCACTGCGACAGCCGAGCGATTGCTCGCTTGGTTCGATGAAAACTGGGACCGGGACCTCGCTTGGCCGTCTGGTATCCCCCGCCCATCCACCAAACAGGAGGACGCCGCATGAGCGGGATCATTCCCTTTGACTTTGAGAGCCATGCGGTGCGGTCGGTTCTGATCGACGGCAAGCCGTGGTTCGTGGCGGCGGATGTCTGCCGGGTGCTGGAGATCGTCAACCATCGCCACGCGGTGTCGACGCTCGATGACGACGAAAAGGGGGTCGTTAAAACCGACACCCTTGGAGGCAAGCAGGACCTCAATATCGTCTCCGAAGGTGGTGTCATTTGGCTGTCGTCTCGGAGCAACAAGCCCGTCGCCAAGCGGTTCTGGAAGTGGGTGCGCTCGGTGGTTCTGCCAGCGCTCATTCGCGACGGCTATTACGCGATGCCCGGTGCCTCGGCGTCGGATCAGGCCGAGCTCGCGGGCAAGCGGGCCTATGTCGAGACGCTGCCCGAGGGCCAGCGCGCGCGGGCGCAGCAAAAGGTGCAGGCGCTGGAGATGTGCCGCGCCCTGATCGAGGACGGTGCGCGCGTGAGCCATGCGGTGCGCGCCGTGGCGCAGGAGCTGGGCGTTTCGGAAAAGACGGTGTGGAATTACCGGCGCGTCACTTACATGGTGCCGCGCTCTGACTGGGAGGCGGCCTGTGCGCCGCAATGGCGGGCACGTCCCGGCGGGATGATGGTGGAGTGCCACCCCGAGGCGCTGCGGTTCTTCATGGAACTGGCAGAGACGCGGGCGAGGATCACCGATTGCTACCGGCGCACTGTCGAGGTTGCCGCCGAGCGCGGCTGGGCGCCGGTGCCCGGCATCCATGTGCTGCGCCGTCATGCGGCGCGGGTTCTGTCCAGCCCACTGAAAAGGAGTGTTTCGGCATGAGTAGCGTCAATCGCGCAGGCGACCGACCCAGCCATCCTGCCACGGGATCCAGCCCTGATCGAGAAGATTGGCCCATGTTCCGCGGTCATCGTCTGGAAATCCCAGAAGGGTGGCGGGCGCTGTGCGTTGTCTTTCTTTCAGCGCGGCGCGGGCATCCGACAGCAGGTTCGCGAGATAGTCGCGATCCCTTGGCTCAAGATTTCGCGCGGTTCGAGGCAGGTGTTCTGCTGTGCCGGCCGGAAGCAGATGATCGAGCAGCCGCCCGAGAATTTGAAGACGGTGTCTGGCGGGAAGCGGTCTGCCCCTTGCCAGATGGTCGATGCCTGCGTGTGCCGCAAGGCCGTTCAGGCGTCGCAGTGCTTCCTCTGGCGTATTCCAGCGCAGGGTGGATGGATCGAGCAGCGACAGGCGGATGTCTGGTCCTGATGCCATTGGTGCGATTCTCCCACGTCCGGGATCAAGTATGCCCCGCGCCGGTGCTCATTGTCGACGGCCATGTGATCGAACCCCCCTTGACCATTCGTGGAGGTGCCGCATGAGCCCGCGCCCTGACCCCGAGCGCCGCCTGCCGCCTGGCAGCGGCATCGTTCTGGCGATGGTGGTGGCGGGGATGTTCTGGGCCGGTGTGGCGTCGGTGCTTGTGGTGTCGGTGCTGCGGCCCGTGCCGGTGATTTATCAAGGAGAGAGCCATGAAAATAGGTGATCTGTTGCCCGAGGCGGCGGCGCTGCAATCGGAAATCGAGCTGATGCCGCAGGTGGCGCGGGTGGCGCTGGCCTTGCAACTGGTGCGCGACATCGACAGCCCGTGCTGCGCGCTGTCGCTGATGCGGCTGAGCCGGTTGGCCGAGGAGCAGCATCTGGCGATCCGCCGCGAGCAGTTCATGCGCGATAATGATGCGCGGAGGGTGACCCGGTGAAGGCCCCGTTGAACACCCCGTCAAACCCCCTTTCGAATACCCGCGCGAGCAGACGCCTCTATGGCGCGCGGGCACTGCGCCGCGACCGTGCGAGGCCGCAAGGCCCCGGTCGCGGCGTTCTTTCCATCATCGGCGATGTGCTGGGGGGCGTGGCGCTCTTTGTGCTGCTCTTTGCCCTCGCCAGTTTCGGGGGATGAGCGGGATGAGCCTGCATGTTCAAAGATGGGGCCACGGTTATGCGGTGTTCGAGGGCAAGGCGCGCAAGACCCGCGCCTATAGTCATCGCGAAATCGCCCTGCGCCAGATGGACCTGATGGAGGAGGCCGCGCGGCGCGCGGTTCAGGCGCGCGAACGTGCCTGCCTGAGCTGCGGCGGGCGGTTCCTTTCGGAGCATTTCGGGAACCGGATGTGCAACCGATGCCGCGAGCGCAAGTCCGGCCTCGGTGCGGGGATGCCGGGCTGATGCATCACGCGCCGCTCACCTCGCCCCGCCTGCAACGGGTGCTTGCCGTCCTCAGGGACGGGCACCCGCATACCACGCGCGAGATCGTGCGGCGGGCGCATGTGGTGGCGGTGAACAGCTGCATTTCCGAACTGCGCGCCAACGGGGCGGAGATCCTCTGCACCCGCGAGCGCAAGGCCGACCGGCTGATCTGCCGGTACACAATGACGAAGGCACCGAAATGATAGAGCACCTTTCCACGATCGCCGAATTGCCGGTGGATCAGATCATCGTAGAGAATAGGCTGCGGGATGTGAACCCGGCCACGCTCGACGGGCTCAAGCAGTCGATCGAGCAGAGCGGCCTGCTACAGAACATCACGGTGCGGCGCAAGCGCGATGGCGATTATCTGCTGGACGGAATGCACCGGTTGACAGTGATGCGCGATTTGGGCCGTTCCAAGATCCCGGTGAAGTTGGTGCGGTGCAACGACGCTGAGGCGCGGCTGATCGAAATAGACGCCAATCTTGCGGGCGCGCCACTCGTTCCGGTCGATCTGGCGCTGTTTCTCGCCGAGCGAAAGCGCGCCTATGAGGAGCTGCACCCAGAGGCCCGCGCGGCGACGGGCGCGGAGCTGATCGCCAAGCGCTGGGATACGGCGGAAAAGTTTTCCGTCGTATCGTTCGCGAAGAGCGTTCAGGAGCATCTGGACCTGTCAGAGCGGCATATCCGCAACTATGTGCGCGCCGGTCTTTTGCTCGAAAGGCCAGAAATCGAACTGCTCAGAGTTGCCCCTCGGCAGGTCAAAGTCATGGACCTAATCGGAGTGGGCAAGATCGGCAATGCCGAGGAACGTGGTTTCGTTATAGGGAGGTTGTCCGAAGGGACGGCCAAAACGGTCAAGGCCGCGCGCAAGGCCTATCGCGCGTCTCGGGGCGAGGCTCCGGCCCCGCTGAGCGACACCGACCAGAAGCTGGCGCGGCTTGGCGATGCCTGGGCGCGGGCCGGCGCGCGCAATCGCGCGAAGTTCGTCGCGGACCGTGCCGCCGAGATCGAGACGATCCTCAGCGCGCTTGACCGCGGGGAGGATGCTGAATGAGCGATCCGACCCCCACACAGGAATGGTGGAGCGCCGCCGAGCTGGCCGCGTCCGGCCTGCCGGACCTGCCGGGCACCAAGCGCAAGGTCAACGAGATGGCCCGGCGCGAGGGCTGGTCAGCGCTGCCTGGCAAGGTGCGGCGGCGGCGCGGTGCGGGCGGCGGGACCGAGTATCACTGGAGCGTGCTGCCGCTGCGCGCGCGGCTGCGTCTTGGAGCCGATCCCGCGCCGCGAGGCAGGGCGCAGCGCAGTGCTGACGAGGCCTGGGCGCGGTTCGACGCGGCGGGCGACAAGGCGCGCGACGAGGCCGCACGCCGTCTGTCGGCCATAGGCGAGGTCGAGGCATTGGACGCGGCGGGCGTCACGCGCTCGACGGCGGTGGGCGATGTCGCGCGAAAGCTCGCTTGCTCGGAAAAGTCGCTCTGGAACTGGCTGGGCATGGTTGCTGGTGTCCCGCCAGCGGATCGGCTGGCCTATCTGATCGACGGGCGCGCGGGGCGCAAGAGCCCAGGAATGCGCGCCGATCCAGACGATGAGTTCTGCGATCTGGTGCGTTCCAACTGGCTGCGCGACGCCAAATATTCGCTCAAGGCGGCCTATGACGACGCGGTGGACATCTGGGCCAATGAGAAGCGCAACAGCCCGATCCCGCCTGTTCACCAGGTGCGGCGCTGGATGAAGCTGCATGTCTCGAAGCCCACGGAGGTGTTCTGGCGCAAGGGGGCCGAGGCGCTCAAACAGCTCTATCCTGCACAGACACGAACCAAGGCGTTCATGGAGCCGCTGGAATGTGTGCAGGGCGATTATCACAAGTTCGACGTGTTCGTATGGTGGCCGGGCCATGACACGCCCATCCGCCCGCAGTTGATGGCCTGGTCGGATGTCTATTCCGGCAAGCTGCTGGCCTGGCGGCTGTCACCCACCGCCAACAGCCACACGGTGCAGCTGGTGACCGGCGATCTCATTCGCAAATGGGGCGTGCCGAAATCGGTGCTGATCGACAATGGCCGGGAGTTTGCCAACAAGGCGATGACGGGCGGTGCCAAGACGCGGAACCGCTTCAAGATCAAAGGCGAGGATATTCCCGGTCTTCTGCCGCTTCTGGGGATCGATATTCATTGGGCGACGCCCTATTCGGGGCAGTCGAAGCCGATCGAGCGGGCCTTCCGGGATCTGTGTGACCGGATCGCCAAGCACGCGGCCTTTGCCGGGGCCTATACCGGCAATCGCCCCGAGGCCAAGCCCGAAAGCTATGGCAGCCGCGCAATCCCGCTGGAGGAGTTCGCGGCGGTGATGGAACGCGGGCTGCATGCGCATAATGCGCGCCCGGACCGGCGCAGCGAGGTGGCGATGGGCCGCTCGTTCGACGAGGTGTTTGCGGAAGGCTACGCCAGGGCCGTGATCCGGCGTGCCACGGATGAGCAGTTGCGGCTCTTCCTTTTGCGCGCGGAGGGACTGCGCGCCAAGAAGGACAATGGCGAGCTGAAGCTTCTTGGCACGCGGTATTGGTCGGAATGGATGTACCGGATCGCGGGCCAGGACGTGGTGGCGCGGTTCGACCCCGACGATCTGGCCGCGGGGTTGGAGGTCTATGACCTGAAGGGCCGAATTCTGGGCCCGGCCGCCGCGATGGAGGATGTGCCGTTCCGCAGCGTCGAGGATGCGCGCGATCATGCGAAGAAGCGGGGCGACTGGTTGCGTGCGGCCAAACAGGAGGCGCGGGCGGCCAAGAAATATGCCGATGCCGAGATCGCGGCGCGGCTGCGGGGCGCGGGGGCGCTGCCGGTGGCGGGCGACCTGCCCGAGGCCGCCGTCCATCAGCTTGTCGTGCCGCACAAGGCCGCGCCCAAGCGGGCCGGGGCCGCGCGCGCGGATGCCGCGCAGGAGGCCGGTCTTGAGGCGCGTCTCGTGCGGCTGGATGCACATCGCGCCGCGCCAGCGGCGGCGGAGGATGCCGAGCAGCGCTTTGCCCGCGCGCGGGCGCTTGAGAGCGCCGTGGAGGCGGGCGAGGCGCTGACAGAGGCGCAGGCCGCATGGCTGGCGGAATACCAGCACTCATCTGAATACCGGGCGCAGGTGCGCGTGGCGCGTTGGTCCGGTGCGGACAGTTAAAAAAGGAGAGCAGCATGACACCATCATTTGCCAATCTGCGCAACGTCGCGGCCCTGATCGAGCTGATCGAGAAGGTGCAGGGCTACGGGTTCCGCGATGCGGGCATGGCCACGTTCTATGGCCCCTCGGGCTGGGGCAAGAGCTATGCCGCCGCTTTTGCCAGCGGCGAGTTCAACGCGCATTGCGTCATGGTCAAGTCCTGCGTCAGCCGGGGGCATTTCCTGCGCTCGATCAAGCGCGTGATCGGGTTGCCCGAGAAGGGCGATATCCCGACGATGGTTGACGAGATCGGCGCGCAACTGGCGCGCAGCAACCGACCGCTGATCATCGACGATGCGCAATACCTGCTCAGGTCCGGCATGATCGAGCTGGCGCGCGACATCTTCGAGAGCAGCCATGTGCCGGTGATCCTGGTCGGCGAGGAACAGTTGCCGCAGAAACTGACGCAATGGGAGAATATCCATGGCCGCCAGCTTGCCTGGGGGCAGGCGCTGCCGTGCAACCTGGCCGATGCCAAGCGCCTTGCGCCGATCTATGCGCCGGGGATCGAGGTGGCCGATGATCTGCTCTCGGCATTTGTCGATGCCTCTGGCGGCTCTGTCCGGCGGGTGCGCAACAACCTGGCTGCCGCGCGCGAGCTTGCCCGTGGGCGCGGGCGGCGCGATGCCGATCTGGGGCTGTGGGGCAACCGGGATTTCGACACCGGCCAGCCGCCGATGATGCGCCGCCACGGTGCTGCGCACCCCGTGATGCCGCCCGCGCCCCCGCCTGCGCGCCCCGAGACGGTTGTGCCGCTGGCCGCCGAGAAAAAGGCGGTGCGGTGATGGCCGAGCTGATGGAGGCGATCTGGGCCGAGGCGCGCAAGCTCGATGAGTTCGACTGGCAGCGGGTGGCGGCACTTGGCTGTTCGACGGCCAGCGCACAAAAGTTCCTGCGTCACTGGATGCGCGACGGGCGCGTGCGGATCGCGCGGATCGGCCCGAGCCAGAAGCGGTATTACGCGCCCTCGGGCAGGATCGCGCCGCCCGCGCTCCCGCCCGATGAAAGGCCCACGCCCGAGGGCAACATGTGGCGCGCGATGCAGCATCTGCGCCAGTTCAGCCCGACCGATATCGCCGGGGCGGCCAATTCCGGCGGGATCACAGTCACGCTGGAGAAGGCCCGCGCCTATTGCCGCCAGCTGCTCGGATCGGGCCATCTGCATGTGCGGATGACGGCCATTCCGGGCCGACGCGAGGCGATTTACCGGCTGGTCGAGGATACCGGCCCGCGCGCCCCGCGTGCCGTGCGGCTGGCCGGGATCGAGGATCCCAACACGGGCCTCTTCGTGCCAATGAGAGGCGGTGCGGCATGAGCGCGCTCGATACCGCCCGCGAGTTCTGGGGCGAGGATATCCCCGACTGGGTCGAGGCGCTGGCGCGGGCCTGCGACGAAACAAGCCAGAACAAGGTGGCCGCACGGCTCGAACGCTCGGCCAGCCTCGTGTCGGCCATCCTCCGCAACCGATACCCGTCGGACACGAGCGCCGTGGAGGATATCGTGCGCGGCACCTACATGCGCGCGATGGTCGAGTGTCCGGTCTGGGGCGAGATCGGCACGCATCGCTGCCGGAAATACCGCGCGCGGCTGCGACAGGGCGCGCCGGTCAACACCGAAGAGGCGATCATGCGCAATGCCTGCACCCGCTGTCCCTGCAACACGGAGGTGGAGGATGCCCAGGCGACGTGATGACAGTCTAGACGCTGCGGTGATCACGCTGGCGCAGCAGGGCGTGCGCGCGTCGGATATAGCGCGGCGTCTGGGCGTGACCTCGGGCCGGATCCACACCGTGCTGCATTTTCTGCGCCGCCACGGGGCCGAGTTTCCGCGCGTCAAATCGGGGCCGTCAGGTGACCTGCAAGGTGCGCGGCTGACCCGGCTCAGCGGCGCGCTGCGCGCGGCGCTCGCCCCCTATGCTGCCGCCCGGCAGATGAGCGTCAAGGCGCTTGCTGTTCAGATCCTCTGGATCGTTGCCCGCGACCGGCTGGTTGACGCGATCATCGACGACGAGGAGACCGAAGAATGAACGCCCCCGAAATCAGTCGCTGGAGCCAGGAGGAGATGATCCGCCTTGCCGCCTCTGGCGTGGCCAAGGTGGACCGGCTCGGGCCCCGCGGCAGCACGCTTTGTTCGATGGAAGAAATCATCGCCATGGCCGCCGTCTGCGCGCTCCATGGCGTGGGTCCGAACCTGCCTTCAACACCCCCTTCAACAGGAGAATAAAATGTCTGAATTCACCCCCCACCCTTTGCCGTCCGGCATCATCGAAGAGAACGGCCGCCGCAAGATGATCGATGCCAAGGGCCGCGAAGTGCCGATCGATCTGGTGAAGCCGCAAGACCAGCTGATGGATGAGCAGGTGCGCAAGATCGCCGGATATGCGCTGGCCCTCAGCGATCAGCTTCGCCGGTTCAAGGCGCACACCTTCGAAGACATCTCGGATTTCGAGGCCATCCTCGCGCAGGAATATGGAACCACCATCGGCGGGGCCAAGGGCAACAAGACGCTGACCACCTATGACGGGCTCTTTCAGGTGCAGGTGCAGGTACAGGACCGGGTGGATTTTGGCCCCGAGTTGCAGATCGCCAAGGGCCTCATCGACGAATGCCTCAATGAATGGTCCGCCGACAGCCGCCCGGAAATTCAGGCTATCGTGACGCGCGCCTTCAACACCGACAGGCAAGGCCAGATCAACCGCTCCGAGATCTTCATGCTCCTGCGGCTCGACATCGCCGATGCCCGCTGGACCCGGGCGATGGACGCCATCCGCGACGCCATGCGCGTGGTGGGCAAGGCCACCTATGTGCGCGTGAAGCACCGCCCCAATACCGAAGCGCGATGGAAGACAGTGGTTCTCGATCTGGCGAAGGTGTGGGGATGATCAGATCGATAACACTGCCGGCGTCGTGGGTGGTGCGCCGTGACGGCCGGCGTCGCGGTATCTGGTGGCGGGCAGCGAGAGTCATCGTCGGGCCTTATCGCGCCAGGGTCATATTCTCGGAGGGTGATCATTGACCTGGCAAAGGAGTGAGGGGATGGATGAGATCGCCAACAAGCTGCTCGCCGCAGCGGAACATACCTCCAGCGCGACCTCCGATATGGTCGAATACGTGCGAGACGGCCGGGTCCGCCGGGTCAAAGCAATCATGCAAGGCGAAACGCTCTCGATCTTGGCCGACGCGATGCGGCTCCTGATCGAGGAGATGCCCGGCGAGGATGAGGCCCGCACCCAGCTTCACGGCGCGGTTATCCGGTATCTGGAGAGCGCGCGATGAGCCGTATTCCCACACCCCCGGTGAACCGGCTATCGTGCCGGTCCGGGGCGATTTGCCCCGCGCTCTTTGACAGCGTGAAATCTCCTGACTGGCCGGGTCGAGCGGCGGGCTTGCGCAGTGTGCTCGCCCGCACGCTCCCCGGCCGGGTCAAGGGGGCCGGGTCTGAGGAATTGACAATTACCGCGAACCGCTGCATGTTGGTGGTGTTCGGTAGTGCCGTAGAAAGCGCCCGAGCTGGAAGAACACCGAAGGCGGTTACGCCCCGATACGGCGCATCACCAGATGCGATCAAACTCCGGGTGCCGCATGCGAATGTCCAGGGCTTCGGCCTAAAGGCATGCGGGGACTGTCCTTCGGCAGTTTTTCTAACACCCGGGGGCCGTGTGCCCCCCGTAACCGAAGGAGACCGACATGAACAATGTCACCCCACTGCCCTTCAAGGGCGATCTGATCGACTATCTCAACCTCAATGGCAATGCGCTGGAACTGGTTTGGCGCGAGCGGAAAGCGATGATCGCGCTCCGTCCGGTGTGCGATGTTTTGGGCCTCGATCCGCGCGCGCAACAGCGGCGTCTTCAAGGCCCAAACAGCTTAGCAGTTGGGGCCTTTACGGCCTCAACTGGAGCCGACGGAAAGCGTTACGAGATGTTCTGCCTGGAGTACGAGGACTTCATGATCTGGCTGGCGACGATCACGCCTACGCGGGTCAAGGAAGAGGCGCGCGCGGCGCTGGAACGGACCCGTGCCGAGATCAAGCAGGTCATCGCCAATCACTACCGCGAGCGCCTCTTGGGCGAGGCGGTCGCCGTCGAACAGGCCACGCAAGCCTTCGAGACGGAGTGGGCGGGCGCGAAATCTTGGCGTCCCGCGATCCTGATGGGCTGTCGCAACGGCTGGAGCTTTGCCCGGATCAGGGCGGCGGCGCGGCCCTCGACCCCGCAATGGCGGATTGCGGAGGATATCCGCAACGCGCATCGGCTGGGGCTGATCGACTGGATGCCGCAGGACACGCCCGCGCCGCGCATCGCCCCGCAGCCGACGCCGGAGACCGACCCGCGCCAGATCAGCATGTTCGCGGAGGGCTGAGCGATGAAGGACACGTTTCAAGACCTCGTTGCCTGCAAAGAGGCCGTCGCGCGGCAATTCGAGGGTCACACCCTCGACATTGCGAAAGTCGTCCTGCTCAGCATGTTGCGGGATACGATCCGGTTCGAAATGGGCACGCCGGAACTGATCGCGGAGCGCGCGGATCAGGTCGCCGAGTTCATCAAGCTTCCGGACACCGAGGTCGGCCATGTGTGAGGTCAGCGACGATCCCCGCAACATGGTGGGGGACGCCGAGCGCGCCTTGTTCGGCCTCGCCATGCTGTTCAGCGGCAATCAGGAGACGCCCGATAACGGCGACGTGGCCGCGCTCCTGTTCATGCTGCACGGGCGTCTTGCCTGTGTCTCCCGGAAACTGGAAGGCTTCGTGCCCCGCCAGTGACAGCGCGCGGCCCCCTCTGACCGGGGGGGCCGCCGCATGAACCGGTCACTCCACAAACTGATCTTCGCCGCCTGCCGCCAGTTGGGCCTCGACGAGGACGCGCGCCGGGATTTGCAGGTCAGCGTCACCGGCAAGGCCTCCTTGCGCGACATGACCGACGGCGAGCTGCGACTTGTGGTCGATCGGCTGAAATCAAGCGGGTTTGATGACAGAAAGACCCGCAATCCGCGCCACAAGCCCGCCCCGCGCGCCGATCTGCGCATGATCCATGTGCTCTGGCGCAAGCTGGGGCAGGCGGGCGCGCTGCGTGATCCCTCCCGCGCCGGGCTCAACAAGTTCATCCGCGCCCGGTTCGAGAAGACATGGGGCTCGGTCCCCGCCGATGTGGATATGCTGCGCGAGTGGAAGCTGATCGACGACGTGATCCAGGCGCTCAAGTCCTGGGGCGAGCGCGCCGAGATCGACTTTGACTGGGAGGATCACGCGCGATGAAAAAGCCCCGCCACCCTGTCACCGATCACGCCGTTATCCGCTATCTCGAGCGGGTGGAGGGCGTCGATATCGAGGCAATCCGCTGCCACATCGGGCATATTGCGGATCGCGGCATCGAGACGGGCGCGAATGGGGTGGTGAGCGGTGGGTTCGTCTACCGGATCGACGCGGGCCAGGTGGTGACGGTGCTGCGCCAGCACCGGCCCGAGCGCGGCAGGCAGAAGGGGCGGCGCGGTGGAACGTGAGCCGTCCTGGGTCGAGGAGTTGCGCGCCGGGATGGAGCCTGCGCCGGTCGATAGGTTCCTGTTGCGCGCGGGCGGCATGCGGCTCTACGTGCCGCACGTGCCGCGCACCGGCAGCCCGCTGGTGGTGCTCGGGGGGCGGGATATTGCCAGATGGATATCCGAACGTTACGCTGGCGAGTATCTCGACGTGCCGTCGGGCCGGGCGCAGGCGCGCGACGGGCTGCGGCAGGCGCTGATCGAGGCCCCGGATGCGCCGGTCAACCTGCTGGCCAACCGCTTCGGGGTGTCTGCACGGCGCGTCTTGCAGGTCAAGGCGGCGCTCGCGGCGGAGGAAGAGCCGCCGCTTTTGCGGGCCATGCGAAGGGCTTCATCTGAATAAGCCGCCCCGCCCCCTCTATCCTGAGCGGGAAAGGGGGCGCTCATGCAATCCGTCCAGCAAATCGCCGAAGAGATCGTCGCCCGCGAGGGCGGTTTCGTCGATCACCCGAACGATCCCGGCGGGGCCACGAATTTCGGGGTCACCATCGGGACCATGCGCCGCCTGCGGATCGACCTGGATGGCAATGGCCTCGTCGATACCCGCGATGTGAAGCTGCTCAGTCGTGCGCAGGCGGTGGATATCTTCATCCGCTTCTATTGGGAACTGCCGAAGATCAACATGTTGCCAGAGGTGCTGCAGCCGAGCGTCTTCGACATGCAGGTCAATGCCGGATCGAACGCCGTGAAAATTCTCCAACGGCTCGTGACCGAGATGGGTCACGCCGCCACCGCCGATGGCGCGATCGGGCCGAACACGCTCCGCGCTGTCGAGGCCGCCGCGAGGTCCGCGCCCGATCACATCGCCGACGCCTACGGGATCGCGCGGCGCAACTACTATTTCACCATCGCCGACCGCAACCCGCGCCTGCGGGTCTTTGCCAGGTCGCGCGCTGGCGGCAAGGGGGGCTGGATCCGGCGCGCCGAGGAGTTCATCAGCCCGCGCTATCATCTGAGCGAGGCGGAGTTTCAGCGGAGGGTCGCGTCATGGGGTGGCTGAGCACGATATTCGGGGCCGTGTTCGGGTCCGGGCGCAACGTGATCGCCGAGACGGCCGAGGTGTTCCGGCCCAATGCCGAGGCGGCGGATCAGCGCGGAGCGGCGTTCCAGCAGGCGGCGCTGGCGCAGATGGCGGCCGAGTTCGGCGGCGTGCAGGGGCCGTGGGGGCGGTTTGTCGATGGCCTCAACCGCCTGCCGCGTCCGATGATGGCGTTTGGGTGCATCTTCCTCTTCGCCTCTGCCATGCACGATCCGATCTGGTTTGCCGAGCGGATGCAGGGGCTGGCGCTCGTGCCCGAGCCGCTCTGGGCGTTGATGGGGGCGATCGTCGCCTTCTATTTCGGGGCGCGCGAGCTGAGCAAGTTTCGCGGCGCGGCCATGCAGAAGGAGGCCCGTCGCATTGTCGCGCAGACAGGCGATGTGGTCCGGAACATCGAGGCTTTGCGCGATCTGCGCGCCGACAGCCCCGGCGCCGCCGATCCCGGTCCAGACGCGGAAACATCACTGGCGGCGCTCGTGCCGTCGGATAACCCGGCCATCGCCGATTGGAGAGCGCGCGCATGAAAAAATTCCTTGTTTTCCCCTCGCTCGAGCCGCTTCTGGCCGCGCTCTTTCTTCTGTTGGCCGGGACCGCGGCCCACGCGCAAAGCTGCCTTGCCCGTGACCGCCTGATCGAGAGCCTCTCCACGGGCTATGGCGAGGAGGTCACAATTCAGGCGCTGACCAGCACCGGGCAGGTGATCGAGTTCGCGCGATCCGACACGGGCACCTGGACGCTGTTCATGACCCTGCCAACGGGTATGAGCTGCCCCATTGCTGCCGGGAAAGGCGTGGTCGATCTGGGCCGGGTGACGGGCGATCCGGCATGATGGACTGGGATCTCGCGCTCAAGGCCATGGGCCTGATCCTGCCTGTCATCGCGGGCATCTACACCTATGTCGCCACCCGCAGAAAGGATGTCGATGCCGCTCTTGATGTTGCCGGTTCCCGGCTTGACCGTCTGGACGCGCGCCTGGTGCGGGTCGAGGACACGATCAGCGGCATGCCCGGCAAGGATGACATGCATTCGCTGCAGCTGGAGCTCGTGAAGCAGACCGGCGCGATGAACGAGATGCGCGCGGTGATGGCGGGCAACGCCAAGATCATGGAGCGCCTGGAGATCATCGTCAGTCGCCATGAAACTCATCTGCTTGAAGGAGGCAAGAAGTGACAAGCTACAAGGAGACCCGGATCGCGCCGCTGATCCGGGCGCACGTTTTGCGCTTCCTGGAAACCTGCCGCGACCACGAGAGCACCGCGGACATCCTCGTGACGGTGATCAACGGCACACGCGACGGGTTGAGCGTCTATTACAGCGACGTGGTCGATGAGCTGCGCTGGCTGGAGCGCAATGGCCATGTCACGTTGCAGGGGGGCGATTTTCTGATCGTGACGGCAACCGACCGCGGGCTGCGCATCGCGCGCGACGAGGACCGCGATCGGGGCATTGCCTATCCCAGCCTGATCCGGGGGGCCTGACATGCCCCCGCGCCGCAAGATCGACCAGCTGCCCGAGGAGTTGCGCGCGCGCATCAAGGAGGCGCTGCGCGCGCGCGGCTTCGCGGGCTATGACGAGCTTACCGCCGAGATCAACGAGTGGCTTGAGGCCGAGGGTCTCGAGATCACGCTCGGCAAATCGGCTGTGCATTCCTTCGGTCAAGAGTATGAGGAGTTCGTGAAGCTCCAGGATGAGGCCGGGGCGTGGGCACGGGACTGGGTGTCCGAGAACGATGTCTCGGACGATGCCGAGCGTCAACGGGTCCTGTTCAAGATGATGACCACGATCGCGTTCAAGGTCCTGAAGGCCCAAGCCAAAAAGGAGGGCGACGAGATCGACCCGCGCGAGCTGCATTTTCTGGGCCGCATGATGAAGGACGTTATGCAATCCTCGGGCATCCGCGAGCAGCTGATGGTCAAGGAGCGCGCCCGCATCGTCGCCGAGGAACGCGCCGAGGCGGCAGCGCAGCTTGACAGCGGCGTGGCCACAGGCCGGATCGACGCCGCCGCCGCGCAGGCGGCGCGGGAAGTGATGGGGCTGGCATGATCACCGGCAAGGACATGGTGCAGGGTGGCAAGGTCCTGGTGGGCGATCACAACTGGCGCGAGGGGCCGCTCTGGCCGTCTGTCTGTGCATTCCTCTTCGGCGCACGCGAGCGTTTCACGCATCTGGGGATGCGCTGCACCGTCGCCTGGTGGTGCGGGAAGCCGTATCTGATCAGCATCCGGGAGGCGTGCAAATGAGGCGCGCGATAGAGTTCCCGGACCCGGAGGCGTTCCGGCGGGTGAAATTGCCGGGAAGTTTCCATGTCGATCTGACCCAGGGCGGGCCTAAAGGCGCGGCGTTCTGGTTCTTTTGCCCGTGCGGCTGCGAGGGGCCGAACCGGATCATTGTCGGGCGGCGCAGAAAGCCGGTTGGCGGACCCAGCTGGTGCTGGAATGGCAAGCTGTCAGAGCCCACGCTCACGCCCTCGATCAGCAATATGGGCTGCGGCTGGCATGGCTGGCTGCGCGACGGCTATTGGGAGGAGGCATGATGGCGCAACAGGCGCTCACCTTCCTGCCCTATCAGAAGCGCTGGCTGGAAGATCGCAGCCGGTTCAAGATCGGCATGTTCACGCGGCGCGGCGGCAAGACCTTCGGCGCCATGGCCGAGGCGGCGGATGAGGCGATCCGCGCCGAGATCGCAGGACAGCGCACGCGCTGGACAATCCTGAGCCGATCCGAGGCCACCGCCAAGGAGGCGATGGAAGACGCGCTCAAGCCCATCGTGCGCGGCTTCTGGGCGGCCTATAACCGGCTGGCGCGGGGGGCGGGGCCAGTGTTCGAGGAAGGTGAATTCTACGCGCCCGAGATGGATGCCAGCTACAAGACCCAAGAGGTGCGCTTCCCCGGCGGATCGCGGATCATGGCGCTTTCGGCCAGCCCCGATGCGGCGCGCGGCTTTGGCGGCAATCTCATTCTTGACGAGTTTGCCTTTCACCACGACAGCCGCCGCATCTGGGGTAGCGCCTTTCCGGTCGCCGCGCGCGGCGGGCACAAGATCCGCGTGATCAGCACACCCAATGGCAAGGGGAACAAGTTCTACGAGTTGATGACGACCGAAGATGACACATGGTCACGCCATCACGTCGATATTTACCAGGCCGTTGAACAGGGGCTTGAAGTCGATATCGACGAGTTGCGCGCGGGCATGGCAGACGAGGATGCCTGGGCTCAGGAGTTCGAGCTGAAATGGCTCGACGAGGCGGCAAGCTGGCTGGCCTATGATCTCATCGCGGGGTGCGAGCACGAGGGCGCGGGACGCCCCGAGGCCTATCAGGGCGGCCCGGTCTTCGTGGGCGTCGATATCGCGGCGCGCAACGATCTCTTCGTGATCTGGGTGCTCGAGGCCGTGGGCGACGTGCTCTGGACGCGGGAGATCATCGCCCGCCGCCGGATCAGCTTTGCCGAGCAGGATCATCTCCTGGCGGGCGTGTTTCAGCGCTACCGGGTGGCGCGGGCGGCCATCGACCAGACCGGCATGGGCGAAAAGCCCGTCGAGGACGCGCAGCGGCGCTATGGCTCGGTGCGGGTGCAGGGCGTGCTCTTTACCCCGGCGGCCAGGATCGACATGGCATCCACGCTCAAGGAGGCGATGCAGGACCGGCTGTTGCGCCTGCCCTCGGGCGATCCGGTCTTGCGCGCCGATCTGCACGCGATCCGTTCGCGCGTCGGCCCCACCGGCATCCGGCGGCTGATCTCTGACGGTGAGACGGACGGGCACGCCGACCGGTTCTGGGCGGGCGCGCTGGCGGTCTCGGCGGCGCGGGTCGGCGGGGACGAAATCGACTATCGCGCGACCGGCACGCGGGCTGCCACCCGGATCGACGACTTCACCGGGGGACTGGTGCGCGGACAGCGTCGATCCGGCGGCGGTTTTGATTTTGGAGGGTTCTGACATGGCCAACAAGACCACGACGATGCGGTTGCGCGCGGTCCATCTGCGCAACCCGATGGAGATGGCCGGTATCCAGCACGGGCGTGACATCACCCGTCCGTGGATCGGCCCGCTGCTGGAACCGACGGACCCCATTCTCAAATCACGCGGCGGCGGCAGTTTCGACATCTACAAGCCGATCCTCACCGACGCGCAGGTCAAGAGCGTGATGGCGCAGCGCCTGTCGGCCGTCACGTCGCACGAATGGGAAGTGGTACCGGGCGAGGACAGCCGCGCGGGCCGCCGCGCCGCCGATTGGCTGCGCGAAGAGCTCAGCGCAATCAGGTTCGACCGGCTGACCGAGAAGATGCTCTGGGGCCTGTTTTACGGCTATTCGGTGGCCGAGCAGATGTTTCGCCGTGACGGTGCGCTCTGGGGATGGGAGGACATCCGCGTGCGCGACCGGGTGCGGTTCCGCTTTGACGAGGAGTGTGGCCTGCGCCTTCTGACCATGCAGAACATGCTGACCGGCGAGGAGATGCCCGCCGAAAAGTTCTGGGTGTTCTCCACCGGTGCGGATCACGACGACGAGCCCTACGGCCTGGGCCTGGCGCATTGGCTCTACTGGCCGGTGTGGTTCAAGCGCAACGGCCTGAAGCTCTGGCTCATCGCCCTCGACAAGTTCGGGATGCCCACCGCGCTCGGCAAGCACGGCCCTCAGGCCACGGAAGAGGAGCGCGACAAACTGCTCGCGGCAGTGGCGGCGATCCGGTCAGAAGCGGGGGTGATCATCCCGGAAGGCATGTCGGTCGAGCTTTTGACCTCTCCGGGCGGTGCCAGCTCGCTCAATTACCAGGTGCTGCACGACACGATGGATGCCGCCATCGCCAAGATCGTGCTGTCGCAGACCATGACCACCGATGACGGATCAAGCCTTTCCCAGGCGCAGGTGCATGAGGGGGTAGGCGCGGCGGTGGCCAAGTCCGACGCCGATCTCATCTGCCAGTCGTTCAACGAGGGGCCCGTGGCGCGGCTTGCCGCCTTCAACTTTCCGGGGGTATCGCCGCCGCGCGTCTGGCGCAAGATGGAGCGCCCCGAGGACATCACGGCGGTGGCGGCGCGTGACAAGACACTCCACGACATGGGCTGGCGACTGACCGAGGAGCGGCTGCGCGAGACCTATGGCGACGGCTATGAGCGCGCCGCGCCCGAAGCCCCGCCCGAGGCCGCGCCGCCCGCCTTTGCCGAGCACGCCCATGACAGCGCGCTCGACCGGTTGACGCGCGAGATCGTGGCCCAGGGCCACGCCGAGGCGGCGGCGGAGACGCTGTTCTCCGATATCGCGGGGTTTCTGGAGGGGCTTGATCCCGACACGCCGCTGGAGGCGGCGCGCGCGCAGCTCGACGTGCTGAGCCTTTCGCCGGGGGCCGAGCGGGCGATGGTGGACCTGCTGACCGAGGCCAGCTTTGCCGCGCGGCTGGCGGGTGAGTTCGGGGCCGTGGTCGATGACGAGGAGGCCGCAGAGGGCGCGGACAGCCTGCCCGGCGCGGTGGCCCCGTGATCGACGGCCTGAGACGCCTGCGCCCGGAGGATGCGCTCACCTTTTTCCGCGCCAAGGGCCTTGCGCCACCCGATGCGCGGTTCGATTTCCGCGATGTCTGGCAGAACGATCACGCGACACAGTTTGTCGTGGCCAAGGCGATGCAGACCGAGGTGCTGGAGACAATCCGCGCCGGGCTCGATGACGCGGTGGCGAATGGCGGGACACTCCGGACCTTCATGGACCGGCTTGAGCCGGAATTGAAGCGCCTGGGCTGGTGGGGTGAGGGGATGGAACGCGATCCGCTCACCGGCATGATGAAGAAAGTCCGCCTCGGCTCGCCCCGCCGCCTCGAGATCATCTTTCAGGCCAATATGCGCGCGGCCCATGCCGCCGGTAAATGGGCGCGGATCGAACGGGTCAAGGATGCCTTTCCGTTCCTGCGCTATGTCCAGATCCAGCGCGACACCAAGCGCGAGGACCACGAGATATATCACGATCTGGTCTTGCCGGTGGACGATCCCGCCTGGGAACGCATCTATCCGCCCAATGGCTGGCGGTGCGGCTGCACCGTGCAGCAACTGAGCCAGGCGCAGCTTGACCGGCGCGGGCTCAGCGTGCGCGAGGGCTTCGAGATCGAGGAACGTCCGTTTCTCAATCGCCGGACCGACCGGATCGAGCAGATCGCCAAAGGCGTCGATCCGGCCTGGGATGGCAATCCGGGAAGGGCTTTTCTGGATATCTCACGTCGTCACGCCGCGATCTCCGACGGGATGCCCGCGCCCGCCGCCGCGACCGAGCGCGGTCTTGCCGAACGCGCCCGGCTATTGGGGCTGCGCGACGGGCGCGAGAGACTGGGCGCGTTCGAGATGGAGAGCGGCGAGGAACTAGACTGGACCACAGGGCGCTCCGACAGGGTCAGGCTGAGCGACGCGATGCGCATGCGCCTTGATGACGGCGCACAGGTTGCGCTGGTCCATAACCACCCGAGCTCGGCCCCGCTCAGCCCCGAGGACATGTCGGTGATGTTCGCTCGTGGTGTGCCGTCGATCATGGCCGTCGGCCACGATGGATCGCTCTATCGCGCGCAGTTGCTCAATACGCCCCGTGGCCGGGTCCGGGACGTTGCCGGGATCGTGGCCGAGATCGTCGATGATCTGGGCTTCGATCCCGTCGCGCGCGACCACGCGGTGCGCCTCATCGTTCTGGACGTGTTGCAGTCGCAGGGTCTGATCCTATATGGGGAGAGCCTTGGGCCGCAGGCACAGGCGGTCCGGGCGCGCGTCGAAGGAGAGGCCCGCGCGATCGCGGCGCAGATTGTCCGGATCATGAACGGAGAACCCTGATGACATCGCTTCTGGTCGAACCACCGGACGAGTTCAGCCGCGAGGCCTACGCGCGCGCGTTGCGCGAGGCCGAGGCGCTACCCAACGAGGACCCGGATAAGGCCGAGCTTGTCGCCGTGCGCCGCGCCGATCTGGAAAGCTATTTCGATAGGCCGCCCCGCAGCGCCGAGGAGCGTGCCCGCATCCTGCGCGGGTTCATGCCGGATGGTCCCGCCTGAGGCCATTTTTGCCCGCGCGTCAGCCGCGAGATGACCTTCGGATCAGCCCCCGCCGCGCAATACCCTCTCAGCGCGCCGTTAAATACCCTTTGAATACCCCCCTCTGGGATTTTGCGACCCAACCCCCGCCAGAGGCAGACAGGCACTCAGCGGGCCGCTCAGGCGCTCTGGCCAATCGGCGCTTGGCAGGTGCCCGCCGCGCGGTTAGTCTGATTTCAGGCGCACGTCTGGCGCGCGCCACCCTCCCACATGAAGTCCTTCATCTGATATGGGCGCGCGACCCGGCCTAATGTCGGGGCATGACAAAGCCACTCCACATCTTCCGCGCCGGTCGCCATACCGCCATGTCCGGCCAGAGCCTCGCGTTTTCCGAGGTCGATGTCGCGGGCATCGCGCGGGCCTATGACCCGGCCCTGCACGAGGCCCCGATCGTCGTGGGCCACCCGAAGGCCGATGCGCCCGCCTATGGCTGGGTGAAGAGCCTGCGCGCCGAGGGGGCCGAGCTCTTTGCCGAGCCGGACCAGGTGGAACCTGCATTCGCCGAGATGGTGCGCGCGGGCCGCTTCAAGCGGATCAGCGCCTCCTTCTATCCGCCCAAGGCCGCCGCCAACCCGGTGCCGGGCAGCTACTACCTCAAGCACGTCGGTTTTCTGGGCGCGCAGCCTCCCGCCGTGAAGGGGCTGAAGGCAGCCGAGTTCGCCGAAGGTGGCGAGGAGGTGGTGATTGAGTTCTCCGAGGCGGAAATCGCGGGCGTGAGTGCCGCCGGGATGGGCGGCGTGCGCCGCGTGCTGGCGGGGCTGCGCGAGTGGTTCCTGTCGGCGCAGGGGCAGGACGTGGCCGACCGCGTGGTGCCTGTCCATGAGATCGAGGCGATGCGCGCGGCGGAGGAGTTTCTGCGGGGCGCGATGGAGCGGGCGGGTGACGCGGCGCAGCCCGCCTTCGCCGAGACCGATCTCTCGCGCCGCCTCAACGCGCGGCTCGACGAGCGGGCCGAGGATGCCGCCGCGCGCTCGGACCTCATCGACCGGATGGCCGAGGCCGCCGGGATCGAGCGCGGCACCGTCCTGCAAATCCTGCGCGGCGAGATCGCCACGCCCCCCGAAGAGCGCCTGCGCGGTTTCGCGAAGGTGCTCGGTCTCAAGTCCGACGATCTGATCGGCCTGGTCGATCTGGCCGAAACCGAAAAAGGAGAAAACAGCATGTCCGCAGAGGACAAACAGACCCCCGAAGACCGGCAGGCCGCGCTCGAGGCGCGCGAAGCCGAAATCGCCGCGCGCGAAGCGGCCTTTGCCGAGGCCCAGGCCGCCACCCGGCGCGCCGAGGACGATGCGCTGCTGACGCGGCTCGCGGAGGAGGGGCGCATCGCCCCCGGCCTCAAGCCCGAGATCGCAGCCTTCATGGAGAGCCTTGATGCCACCGAGGAGCTGGCCTTTGCCGAGGGCAAGACCGCCAGCCCGCGCGCCTGGTTCCGCGATCTGCTCGACAGTCAGACCAGGCCGCTCATCGAGTTCGGCGAGCGTGCGGGCGGCAAGGCCGTCCCGCAGGTCAGCTCGCCGGATGATTTCACCGCCGCCGCGAAAACCTTGATCAAGCAGGCCGAGGCCGATGGCCGCAGCCTCAGCTTTGCCGAGGCCGTGCGCGAGATCGAGGCCAGCATGGAGAACCAAAATGCCTAATCCCGGCCCCTTCATCAAATCCTACCGCGCCGAGGCGGCCATCACGGGCCGCAGCGTGGTCAAGTTCGGAGCCGCTGGCGGCGTGGTCGCGGCGACTGTCGCCGCCGACCGCGCCATCGGCATCACCGATCAGCTCGACGCGGCCCCCGGCGACATGGTCGATGTGATCATGTCCGGCTCGGCCGAGCTCAAGCTGGCGGGCACCGTTGCCGCCGGTCAGCCGGTGCGCGGTGGCGCGGGCGGTGCCGGTGTCGCCGCGACCAGCGGCGCGGGCAACGTGGCCATCGGCTACGCGCTCAGCGCGGGCGTGGCCGACGACATCATCGACGTGGCCATCGCGCGCCACTCCGTCACCTGATCCCAAAGGAGCCCCGACATGGCCACGCCCCGTCCCTTCCCGATCAACGCGGCAATGACCGCGATCACGGTCAATTTCCGCAATCCCGATGTATCCTTCATCGCCGATGGCGTCATGCCCATTGTCGGCGTCGTGAACCCGCGCTTCAAATGGACCTACTTCCCGCCCGAGCAGATGTTCCGGGTTCCCAACACGCTCATCGGCCGCAAAGGCATCCCCGAGGAGGTCGAGTTCGGTGGGGAAGAGCGCGTCGATGAAGTGCTCGATTACGCGCTGGACAACACGATCCCGATCACGGACATCACCGATGCCGCCGCCGGACGCGCGAACAACGTGTCGAATGTCGACCCCGAGGCGCTGGCCGTCCAGAGCATGACGCATCTGATGCAGATCGATCGCGAACAGCGCGTCGCGGCGATGGTGCAGGACGCGGCCAACTACCTGCCCGCCAACCAGATGCCCCTTGCCGGGGCCGGGAAATTCAGCGATCCGGCGTCGGATCCGATCCGCGTGATCCAGGATGCACTCGACAGCTCGTTCACGGGGCGGTTCAACATTATGGTTCTCAATCGCCGGACGCTTTCGGCGTTGCAGCGGCATCCGCAGATCGTCAAGGCCACGCATGGCAACAGTGGCGATGCCGGTATCGCGGCGCGGCAGGCCATCGCCGAGCTCTTCGAGATCAGTGAAATTCTCGTCGGCGAGAGTTTCGTCGAAACCTCGCGCAAGGGACAGACCTCGGCCATCGAGCCGGTCTGGGGCAACAATATCGCGCTCATCCACCGCAACACGCTGGCGGGGCCGGACAGCCCGTTCCCGGCGTGGGGGTGGACGGCGCAGTTCGGCACCCGCGTCGCCTCGAGCTGGGAGGTTCGTGAGAACGGTATCGAAGGCGCGCGCCGCATGCGCGTCGGCTGGCGGGTGCGCGAGGTGGTTTCGGCCCCCGCCGCCGGATACCTGATCCAGAACGCTATCTGAGGGGGCGATCATGACCTATCTCATCAAACGCACCGTTATCGCGGCCCTGCGGCTGGAGGCCGGGTCCACCGTCACCGCCGACGAGATCGGCCCTCCCGCCGATATCGAACGGCTCGTCGCTCTTGGCGCGATCGAGGAGGTGGCGGAGGACGCGCCGTCGGCGCCCGATCAGCCCTCGATCGACGACGCGCTCCGCGCCGCGATGATCTCCGCGATCAACGAGCTGCCCGGCGATGCCTTCGACAGCGGCGGCAAGCCCCGGGTCAAGGCGCTCGAGGCGGCACTGCCCGAGATGAAGGACCGGATCACGGCCGCCGTGCGCGACCTGATCTGGGACGAAATGAAGGCCGTGGCCGACACGGCCACCTGACATTCCTGGCGAAAGGATCAATCGCGAACCTCACGGGCACATCGGGCAAATAAGAGACCCCGCCGGAGGCGATCCGAGTAGGCGCGGCCCACGCGATCGGGCCTGCAACGTCTGAGACGTGGACGTGACAGCCGGGAGAGACCGGCACCCGAGTTCAAGGAGACCCGCTCATGTCCTGCCACATCCCCAGCACCGATGATGCCCGCGTGGCCAACTCCCCCGTGCGCCACTCCTATCGCACCCTGAGCGACGCCGAAAAGCACCGCATGAGCGCGATCAAGGATATGGGCGATGCCTTTTTGGGCGAAATTTCCGGGGATCAGGGTCGCGAGTTCTCCATCGCGCGCACCAAGATGGAGGAAGCCGTGATGTGGGCCGTCAAGGGGCTGACCCGCTGATGCCCTATCTCGCCGCACAGGACATGATCGCCCGGTTTGGAGAGAGCCGCCTCGCGGAACTCACAACGCGCGACGGCATGGTCACGGGGATCGACGGCGTCGCGCTGCAGGTCGCGGTCGATGATGCCGTCTCCGAGGTCGAGAGTTACGTCTCGGGGCTCTATGATGTGTCCAACCCGCCGCAGGTGCTGACCATGCACGCCGCCGCCATCGCCTGGTACCGGCTTCTGGGGGACCGCGCGCCGTCGATAGAGGGGGCCGCCAGGAATTACGAGTTTGCGCTCGCCTTTCTCAAACGCGCGCGCACGGGCGAGGTGTCGCTCGGCGACGAGACCCCGTCCGACACATCGCCGGGACGGGTGCAGGCCCCGAAAATCACCGGCCCGACGGGCACCTTCACCCATGACACGCTCAAGGGGTTCTGATGGTCGCGCTCACCTTCACGCTGGAGGACAAGGGGCTGGGGCCGTCGCTGGAGCGGGCGTTGGCCCTGACCGATGATCTCACCCCGCTCATGGAGCGTATCGGCGCGGTGCTGGAAACCTCTGTCAATGAACGGTTCCTGACCGGCACCGGCCCGGACGGCGAGGCCTGGACCCCCTCGCACCGCGCGCGGCAGGCGGGCGGTGCCACGCTTGTGGACAGCGCCCGTTTGCGCGACAGTATCGTGACCGAGGCGCGCCCCCGCGAGGTCGAGATCGGCACCAACGTGCCATACGCCGCCACCCACCAGTTCGGGGCCCTCATCGAGCCCATCGACAAGACCGACGCCGCGGCGAAGCTCGCGTTTTTCCTTCCCAACGGCCAGTTCATCATGGTCGATCAGGTCGAGATCCCGGCCCGGCCCTTCCTCGGCATCGACGGCAATGACGAGATCGAGATCGCCGAGGCCGCAGAGGCGTGGTTCGCCACGGTGTTCCAATGAGCGCACCGGTCCTGAGCCTTGCCCCCATCGTCGCCCGGATCGAGGCGGCGGGCATCTATCGCAGCGTTGGTGGCGGGCGCGATCTGCGCCGCGCGGCGCAATCCGGCGCTCTCGGCGGCCCCATCGCCTTCGTGCTGCCGATGGAGGAGACATCGCGCCCCTCCGGCGTCGCGGGCGGTGTGAGCCACGCCTCGGTGCTGGCGCGGTTCATGGTTCTCACCGTGGCCGAAGACCTCGCGCGGGACGCGGGCGGGCGCGCCGTAAGCCAGATCGAGGAGGTGCGCGCCGCCCTGCTTGGCGCGATGTCGGGGTTTGCCCCTGACTTCGCCGACGGGCCCGCCACGCATGAGCGCGGCCGTCTCGTCACCCAACCCCTTCCAGGCGGCATGATCGGCTGGCAGGACGATTTCTCGCTCCGCTTCCGGCGGAGCCTCATGACAGGAGGCTGATATGGCCATGAATTACGACACGCGGTTTCTGATCGCAAAAATTCAAGCCGCGGCGGATGTCGCCGCCGATTACGCGGGCGCGAACCTGATCCCCGCGCTCGAGCTCACGCATCGCCCGCTCGAGGCCGACCGGCAAAGCCGAGACCTGGTCGATGGAAATCCCGGCTCAACCGGGGGCGACTTTCTGGCCCGCCCCCGGGTGCGCGTGACCGCCGCGCTCGAGGCCTCGGCGGCAACCGCGCTCGGCGCGGCCCCATTCTGGGGCGGGATGGCGCGCGCGGCGGGACTGGAGGAGGTGCTGACCGCCGGGGCCTCCGCACAGTATAGCCCGCGCGACGGCGACACGCCGGAATGGGCCACGCTGGTCGGCGGCTTTGGCGGATCCCAGGCTGCGCCGGGGGCGGCTGGCGATTTTCTTCAAGAGGCCCTGAACGCCACCGGAACGGTGGGGTTTCAGGCGCGCGAGGGCGAGCTGCCGCGCCTCAGCTTCGAGATGACGGCGGTCTATGGCGCGCCGGTCGCGCGCGCGGACGTGGCCGCCGCCTCGCCGCTCGATCTCGGCCCGCTCGGACAGGCCAGCTATCGCGAGGCCGATCCGGTCAGCTTCGCCAATACCACGTTCAGTTTTGCAGGCCGCGCCATGATCCTGCGAGAATTGACGATGGCCGACGAAACACCCGTCATCTTCGGCGATCGCCCGAACGAGCTCTCGACCCGGCGCGGGCGGCGGCGCTACACCGGGCGGATGGTCGTGACCGCGCCCGCGCTCGGCGATTTCGACTATTTCGCGCGCTCCCTTGACGGCGGCACGAGCGCGCTGGCGTTCCACAACGGCCCTGCGGGCAATCGCCTGTCGTTCACCGCCGATCGCGTCCAGTCCTTCCTCAGCGATCTGGGCGAGGCGGATAATGAGGTGACAGCCACCTTCGACCTGCTGTTCCTGCGCGACGAGATCACCCGCGAATTCCGGATCACCGCGCAATGACCGCGTTCCGCTTCAACCCCCGCCCCACGGTCTGGGCCAACGTCAAGCTGCATGTTCCGACCGAGGCCGGGTTCGAGGAACAAAATTTTCGCGCCCGGTTCCTCATCCTGCCGCTGGCCGAGCGACAGACGCTGGCTGAGGACGGGGCCCGCGATGCGCTGGCGCGCGTCTGGCTTGACTGGGACGGGATCGTCGATGCCGATGGTCGCCCGATCCCGTTCAGCGAGGCGCTGCGCACCGAGTTTCTCGAATTCGACTACATCGAGTTCGGCCTGTCGCAGGCCTATGCCCGCGCGGCGATGGGGATCGAGGCAAAAAACTGACAGAGGCGGCGCGGGCCTTGTTCCGGCAGCCCGCCGCCGCCAGCCGCCCCGAGAGGTTTAGCGCCGAGCTTGCCGCCTTTGGCCTCGGGGCGGCGCAGATCGAGACGGTCATCGCCCGCGCGTCGGCCGCGCCACAGGAGGTAGAAGTGTTCGCCTGGCTTGCCACATCGCTGCGATGGTTTCTGGCCATGTCCTCGCAGTGGCGCCGCGACGCTGAGGGGCGTCCCCGCGCGCTCGATTATGGATGTGCCGAGGCGGTGGCGCGGCTCGAGGGACTGAGCGTGACCCCGGACGATTTTGCCTTTCTGCGCATTCTCGAGCGCGCCGCAATGGACGAGATGCGCGCGCGCACGCCCCGCAGCGGGAGGGCCGCGCGATGATGTTGGTATCGGCCCGACTGACCGCAGATGAAGCGGAAATGGTCGCGGCACTGCGCCGCGCCCGCGAGGAAATGTCACGGATGAGCGGGGCCGCCGCCAATAGCGGCGCGGCGGCGACGCGGGCCAGCGCCGGGAACGCAGCCCTGACCCGCAGCACACAGCAGGTGGCACAGGCCCAGAGGCAGGCCGAGGCGGCGGCGCGGAGCGAAGCACAGGCGCGCCTTGGCGCGGCGGCGGCGGGCGCGCGGTTGGGGTCGAGCACCGAAAGCGTGCGCCGCGCGGCGCGCGCGGCCGCCCCCGACATAACCCGTGCCGATCAGGCCACGCGGGCGTTTTCCGGCGCGATGTCGAATGCCGCCGCCTCGGCCGCGATGATCAATGGGCCGCTTGGCGGCGTGGCCCGCCAGTTTTCCACCATCTCCTCACTCAGCGGGCGGATGAACCTGGTGGCCGTCGGCGTTGCCTCCGGACTGTCGGGGATCGCTCTCGTGGCCGCCCGCGCGGTGCGCGCGTTCACCGAGTTCGAGCGCCAGCAACTGTCCGTTCAGGGCACGCTTCAGGCGACGGGTTTTGCGGCCGGACGCACACAGGCGCAGATCAACGATCTGGCAAGGCGCATCGCCGTCGATACGCTCGCGTCGGCCAGCGGCGTGCGCGCCGCCGCCACCGCGCTGCTCACGTTCCGCTCGGTCGCGGGCGAGACCTTTGATCGCACGCTCGAACTGTCGCAGGATCTGGCGGCCGCCGGGTTCGGCACGCTCGAGGGCAATGCGATCCAATTGGGCAAGGCGCTCGAGGACCCGGTCGCGGGGCTGTCGGCACTGACGCGGGTGGGCGTCAGCTTCTCGCAGGTCCAGAAGGACATGATCCGCGATTTCGTCGAGACGGGCCGCGTCGCCGAGGCGCAGCGCCTGATCCTTGACGGGGTCGCGCGGCAGGTTGGCGGCGCGGGCGGGGCGGCGGGCGGGGGGTTGGCCGGTGGGTTCGACCTTCTGGCCGAGAATGCAACGCGGTTTTTCGAGCTGCTGGGCGCCGCGCTCAATGGCGACAACGAGATCGGGCGCTTCCTGACCAATGTGGCGGGCGGGATCGAAGCTCTGAACACGGTGCTGGAAGACCCGACCGAGACCGAGACAGTCCGAGAGATCGTGGCACAAAACAACCGCCTGATCGCTCTGCGCGAGGACCGCCAGCGCCTTCTGGACGAGATCGCGCAGGCCCGCGCAGGCGGGCAGGACATGCGCGCGGACGCGCTTGAGAATTCGGTTCGGCTCGACATCCTCAATCAGCAGATTGCCGAGACCGAGGCGCGCGTGGACAGCCTGATCGGCACCGCCCGCGAGGGGGCGGACGAGGCCGCCGAGGCCGCGCGCAAAAGTGCCGAGGCGCAAAAGCAGATCGCCGAAGAGCGGTTCCAGGGCGTCGTGGCGGAACTGGAGAAGGAAACCGAGGCGCTGGGGCGCAGCGAACTGGCCAATGCGCAGCGCGACGCGGTGCTCAAGGCGGGCGCGGCGGGCGATGAGACCCGCGCGCAGATCATTCGTGATCTTGTGGCGGAACTTTTCGCCGAACGCGAGGCGCAGGAGACCGCGCGCAAGGCCGAACAAGACGCCGCGCGCGAAAAGGAACGCTCACGCGCGGCTGTCGCCGATCTGATCGACAGCCTCGAGGCCGAGATCGCGGTGATGAGCGCCTCGGACCCGATCCTGCGCGAGATGATCGGGTTGCGCGGCACGCTGGCGGGCGCCACCGATGCCGAACGGCACGCGGTCGAGAACCTGATCGCGGTCAAGCAACAGGAAATCGCGCTTGAGCGCAGCCGCGGTGCGCTCGATGCGCTGCGCGAGCGCGTTGCGGGCGCGCAGGACCGGGCCCGCGCGGAAGGGCTGTTCGGCAAGGATCGCGCGGCGGCGGGGCGGCGCGATGCCTTCGTCTTCGTGCAGGCCGAGGAACGCCGCCTGAAGCAGGCCGGGATCGAGGGCGCCGAGCTTGCCGCCGCCGTCTCGCGCATCCGCGCCGAGGCCGATCAGATTTTCGCCGCCGCGCCGGATGCTTTCTTTGGTGGTGCAAAAGGCGGTGCAAAAGGCGGTGCGGCCGGGCGGGTCCGGACAGAGGCCGACACCCTGACCAAGGTATTCGAGGAATTCGGCCAGCGCTTTGGCGGCACGATGGAGTTCTCGCGCCAGCAGATCGAGGCATGGCGACAGACCACGCTGGAGAACCTGCGCGCGGCGGGGCTTGGCCATGCCGAACTGGCCGATATGGTGGACGCGATCGCGCGCGACCGCCTTGCCAAGGCATACCAGGAGGATCTGCGCAACCGCGACGATTGGGCGGCAGGCGTGGAGCGTGGCCTGGATGACATCTTCGGCACACAGCTGACCATGGCCGAGATCGCAGAGGACACCGTCAAGGCGGCATTCTCGGGGATGGAGGATGCTTTTGTCAGCCTGGCAAAAACCGGCAAGATCGAGACCGCCGACATGGTGGATTTCGTGCTGCGCCAGCTCTTCCGGCTGGGTGCTGCCTCGGCGTCCGGAAACCTCTCGAGCGCGGGCGGCGGTATCTTCGGGACCCTGTTCGGCGGCCTCTTCAACGGGCTGTTTTCCGGGCCCGCGCCCGGCTCGGCGGCCAGCATACTGCATGACGGCGGCATTGCCGGGCGCGATGGCACCAGGCGCCTCGTGGACCCGGCGGTTTTCGCGGGCGCGCGGCGGCTGCATGTCGGCGGTCTGGCGGGCAATGAGGTGCCCGCCATCCTCGAGGATGACGAGCGGGTGATGACGCTGGCCCAGCAACAGGCCACCGCCGCCACGATCCGGGGGCTCGCGCAGCTCGCGTCCACGCCGCGCGCGCAGACGACAGCGCGCGGCGCGGCGGGCGCAGCGGATGGTCTCAATCTCAACGTGAACGTCATCGGTGCCGAGAAAAGCCCGCGCGTCGAGGCACGCCAGAACGGGGATGCCTTCGATATCGATATCATCTTCAATGATTTCGAGGGTCGCCTGGGCCGCAACATCGCGAAGGGCCGCGGTCTTGCCCCGGTGATCGGCCAGCGGTTCAGCCTGAGAGGGGGTGTATAATGGCCCTTCAATGGCCCTTGCCGGATCTGTTCAAACCGCAATTCGACGGCTGGCAGTTGCAGATGCCGTCGGTCACACGGCGGACCGAGTTCGAGGACAGCGAGGACCGGGTCCGGCGCACCGCGCATTTCCGGCCAGTGCGGCAGCGCTTCGAACTCGATATCCGCCGCCCGGACCTCGCCGTGCTGCGTCGCTGGTTCTACGAGGAGACCGACGGCGGGCGGTTGTGGTTCGAGATGCCGGTGCTTGTCGATGATGATTACGAAACGGTCGAAGCGCGCATCGTCGATCAGGGCGAAGAGGCGTGGACCGCTCGCCTGGTCGGCGATTTCGAGTATCGCATCGCGCTCGAGATCGAAATCCGCCGCCTGCCGCGCCTCGATGACGCCCGCTACTACGCGCGCCAGGGAGAGCGTTGATGCCGCATCCGTCGATCATTGCGAGCTATGCTTATGCCACCGACGATATCGAGATTGCCACCGTCGAGGTGCGCCACCCCGAGATCATCGACCCCGGCACCGGGCTGGACGGCGCGATCCGTCTGGCGAGCGTGTTTGCGCCGCCCTCGGCCATCGAGGAGGAGCCGTTTTTCGAGGCAAGGCTCGAGGCCGATGCCCCCCTGAACCCCGGCGCGATCGTGGCGTTCAACCGCGCCCCCATCGAGATCGTGCGGCCCGAGAAGACCTCGCTCGGGGTGCCGCTCGCGCGGTTCCGCTTCTCGAATGTCGATGCGCGGATCACGCGCGCCCTTATCGCGGCGTCCAAGGGCGCCGTCCCGGTGCAGATCACGCTGCGCGCCTTCACCATGGCCACGCGGCTGGCCGGTCAGCCCGAAGTGCTCAGTGGCCTTGAACTGGTCGATCCCAGGATAACCGGCTCCGGCGTCGAGGTGACGGCGCGCGCCCCGGACGTCATCAACACCCCCTTTCACATGGAATTCTACGATGGGCGCTTCCCGCTACTCGGCCTCTGACATCGCCGCGCTGATCGGCACGCCCTGGGAGGCCGGGGCGGTCGGGCCGGAGGCCTATGACTGCTGGGCAGCGGCAGGCATGGTGCAGGCGCGTTTCTTCGGCCGCACGCTGCCAGCACTTGGCGAGGATCGGCGCACATCCATTACCTCCGTGCGCACGGCGTGGCGCCGCGCCGAGCGTCCCCGTGACGGCGATCTCATCGAGATGCGCCGCATGGGCCGCGCAAACCATGTCGGTGTGTGGATCGCGGGCGGGGTGCTGCATTGCCAGCGCGGCGCGGGCATGGTCCATGACCGGCCCGACGCGATCCGGCTGATGGGGTGGCAGATGCGGGTCTGGACACCGGGCCGCAACGGACGGCGCCGCGCGCGAGGTCCCGCGCCGCGCGCGCTCTATGTGCCGGGCCTCGATTTTCTGCTCTCCGACGATGCCACCCCCGAGACATTGATCGCCGCGCATCGCGCGGTGCCGATCGAGGCCAAAGCAGGCGAGACGGTCGCGCAGGTGATCGGGCGCGCGGGGCTGACCGCAGAGCATATCGCCGTGTTCCTGCGCGACGCCGATGATGCGCGCGTCATCGACTGGCCTGAGGCCGGTGATCCCCGGGAGGTGGAGAAGGCACTGCGCGCGCTTGGCGCGCTGCGGCCCGAAGATTGGGCCGATACGCGGATCGGGCGTGCGCAGCGACTGGTAATCACGCAGGTGCCACAGGATGGCGGCGGGTCGAACCCGCTGCGCCTTGTGTTGCAGATCGCGATCATAGCGGCCGCCGCGTTCGCCGGGGGTCTTCTTGCGCCTGGTCTCGTGTCGGCATTCGGATTTGCCTCGGAGGCCGCGGCGGGCGCGTTCGCTTTTGGCGCGCTCAACATCGCCGGGAACATCATCCTCAACGCGATCCTGCCACCGCCCAGCCCGCGCGGCCTGACCGGATTTTCCGACGATGTCTCGCCCACATTTTCCGCCCGCGCGCAATCCTCGATCGCCCGTCCCGGCGCGCCGATCCCGATCCAGTTCGGACGCCACGTCCATCAGCTCGACGATGTCAGCCCGCCCTTCGCGCGCTTCGAGGATAACGCGCAGGTCGTCTATCAACTGCTCGCGCTCGGCCTTGGGGAGCATCTGCTCGAGGAGGTGCGCCTCGGCGATACTGCGGTGTGGCGCGATGGGTCCCTGACCGGCAACCTGCCAGGCGTCTCGATCGAACACATTCTGGCCGGTCAGCCGGTCACGCTGATGGACGAGGCGGTGTTCACACAGGGCGATGTCAGCGGGCTCACACTGGCGCCCGACGAGGTGCTGGGCTGGCACAGCGCCGTGCCACCGGGCAAAAAGGCGGTGGCCGTCGAGATCGATATCGCGTTCCAGCAGCTTGTCAGCATCGACAATCAGGGCGGCAACCAGAACCGCACGGTCGAACTGCGCGTCGAGGCCCAGATGATCGATGATGACGACACGCCGCTGGGCGGCGAGATCGTGCTTGATACACTGTCGTTTACCGGGGCCACGCGCTCGGCGCTCAGATCGTCGCATCGGTGGTTTTTGACCGACGGGCGGTGGCGCGTCAGGATAACGCGCCTGACCCCGGAGGGGGACGATCAGACCTTCGACGATGCGATCTGGGCGGGGCTGAAGGCGATCATGCCCGGCGGGCGCACCTGGGCGGGGCTCGAGCTTCTGGCGGTGCGGGTCGAGGTGGGCGAGGCCTTTGCGGCCCAATCGGCCCGGCAGGTGAGCGCAGTCAAGACGCGGCTGTTGCCCGTCTGGGATGGCACCGGGTGGAGCGCGCCGCAGCCCACCCGCGAAATAGCCTGGGCCGTGGCCGAGATTGCGCGCATGCATGGCCGTCTCGATGATCTGGACATGGACGAGCTGCTCGCACTGCACGCGACGTGGAGCGCGCGGGGCGACCGGTTCGACACCGTCATGGATCAGCGCCTGTCATTCTGGGAGGCACTTCAGGCGGTCCTGCGCGCGGGCCGCGCGCAGCCCGATCAGCTGGGTCGCTCCATCCGCATCTGGCGCGACGAGCCGCAGCCCATTCCCCGGCAGCTCTTCAGCGAGCTCAATATCCGCCGCGGCAGCCTGACAATCCGGCCCCGCTTGCCCATAAGCGAGCGCCCCCAGCGGCTGGTTGCAGAGTTCATGGACGAGCGCCTCTGGCGTCCGGCAGAAATAGCGGTCGGGGCCATGACCGGGCGCGAGCGGCGCGAGCGGTATTTCGGTATGACAAACCGCGACCACGTGCTGCGCGAGGTCGGGCACGATTTCCGCGCGTCGCGGTATCGGTCGGTGGAGGTGAGCTTCGAGGTGGAGCTGGAAAATCGGTTGTTGCGGCGCGGAGACCCGATTGCCCTGTCTCACCGGGAGCTGACCGGCGGCGTGTCGGTGGCGGTCGAAGAGTGGGTCGATCTGACCATCACCCTGGGTCGCCCTGTCGGGCCATTCGCGGCGGGTGAGCCGCTGCTCATGAGCCTCGCCACCCCCGATGGCGGTGTTCTGGGGCCTTTCGGGATCACGCCTGCGGTTCCCGCTGCGCCATTCGTCACCGTCAGCGTGACCCCGGCCGAGATGGCCCGGCTGATCGCCGATCACGGATCGGACCCGCGCGATTGGGTTGCGCGATCGCCCGCGCGCGACGAGGCGATCCGTGCGATCGTCGGCCCCGGCGCCGATCTCCAGATGCGGCTGATCGTCCAGGACGTGTCCGAGGAGCGCCGGGGCTACGCCACCATCACGGGCGTCGATGATGATCCGCGCGCGCATGATTTTCCCGTCGATGCCACGGGCACGCTTGATGGGCTGATCGCCGTTCAGGCGTCCCGCACCAATGATGCGGGGGACGACAGACTTGTTGTGGACGTGTCGGGTGATCTGACCTCGGTCTCGGGCGATCCGGAAAACCCCGTCTCGTTCATCTACGAGACGAGCACCGATGGCGCTTTGCTTTGGCAAACACAACCCGAGACCGGACCGACCCTCTCGATCCCGTGGCCGAGTGGCCTGACCGATATCCGCGTCGCCATCCGCGTGGGCAATCTGCGTGGTCCGTGGGTGATGGTTCAGGCCCCCGGAACAGGGGACTTGCCCGCGCCTTCGGCGCTTGCCGAGGTCGTGCCGGGTACGTTTGCCACCGGCAGGCTCCATGTCGCGGCAGACCCGGTGGCGGGCGCAAACACTTACCGTTTCGAGCTTATTGACGGCTCTGACAATCTGATGACGGTTCTGTTCCGCGCCACCCCCGAACTCGATATCGCGGCCGCCGCACTTGCATCGCTCGGGGCACTGTCGCGCGAGACCAGCGTGGTCCTGATGGCCGTGGGGAGCGATGGGGATAACGGCGCCTCAACGACGCTTGATATGCCGGTCCCGCCGCCACCGGGAGTGGCCATCAATGTATTCGTTAACGCCGCCCGCTTCATGACATGGCAGGCGACACCACCGATTGCCGAACGCTGGCGGGTCACATGGCCAGGCGGCAGCCACGAGACCGAAACCGCCGAATTCGACAGAGCATTGTCTGTCTGGTCGAATACACTCGAGATTTTCGGCCTGGATACATTCGGGCCAGGGGCTCCGCTTGCCCTCGATTTTACACCCGTCGGCGGTGGTGGCGATAAATGACCGGCGGGTTTCATCTGATTTCACGGGCCCGTCAGGGCTAGACTGTTTCAACATCGCGAGGGACACACATGATCGATACGGCCAATGTAACAGGCATTTTCTTTGCCCCCGGCGGCGCACCCGTCACAAACGCGGCCGTGTTCGTCGTCCCGAAACAGAAATTCATCACCTCGACCGCGGGTGCGCCCCTGGTGCCGCGCCCGTTGGCGGGGCTTGTCACAAACGAGACAGGGCAGATCGGATGGTCCGAAGGCGGCACCTTCACTCCCGGTTTCGCGCTGGCCATCGGTCAATATTCCCTGACCGTCCGCAAGCGCGATATCGCGCATAAGGGTGTGCTCACGATCGACGCCGATATGGTGGCCGCCGGGGCCGTGACCCTGTCCGATGCCCTCCAGCCCGCGCCCGAGCCGGTGCTCGTTTCCACGGCGACGCGCGCCCGGGACGAGGCCGTGGGCGCGCTCGATGCCATCAACGTGCTGGCCGGTGAGATCGCCGCCGATGTGCAGACGATAAGTGACTTCCAGCCGATCATGGTGGTGTTCGTCGCAGAAACCCCGACCACCGCCACGTTCGAATTCTCGTCGGCGCCATGATCGGCAAAAAAAGGAAAAGACCATGATAGAGGCCACACAAATGACCCTCGGCCCGGCCTGGACCGCTCCCGCCGCGATTGTCGGGGCGGCGGGCGGCAGTGCGGTCCTTGTCACGAATATCGGCAGCGGCCTTGTGTTTTACTGGTTGTCATCGGGCACCGCCGTGCCGTTGGTGCCGGTCGATGCGGGCCATCGCCTGTTCCCGTTCGGGCGCGGCGCGGATCACACCTTGTCTTTGGAACTGCGCGAGGGTGACCACCTGTTTCTTGCCAGCGCCAGGGCCGGGGCGACGGTCACTGTCTCGGTCGGGGATGTGTGATGTTTCAGATCGCCAGCCGCCTCAGCCTCAGCAGACTATCCAGGGCCTTTGCCGGTCGCAAATCCCCGGTGCCGATGCGGCTGTTTTCGGTCCTGGAGACCGGTGATGTCATTCTGGAATACGGGGCCGCTCTGCCCGCGACCGGTGATATGTTCATTTCACGAAGTCCACGCACCGTAACCCTGTCGGTTGAGCCGCCGACATTCGTCGCTGACGTGTTTTCACCTTATCCCTCAATCATCATGGAGGTGGCATAATGCCCCAGGTAACCCTTCTAAAGGCCGATGCGGCGCCTCAGATCATGGCGGACACGCTGGCCTCTGACACGCTGGCGCAGCGGCAGCGCAGTTCCGCGATGGTGGGCCGCGCGCTCGCCATGCTTCCTGACGATCCGGCGCTTGTGCTTGACTTCGCGCGTGGAGGGTATGCCCGAGGAGGCCGGGGCGGGATCAACACCATCGGCGCGCTTGACGAGCTTGTGACCTTCACCCGCTCCGGCACAGGCACTTACTGGGCCACTGATGGCCTGCTGCGCACCGCTGCTGTCAACGCTCCGCGCTTCTCTTTCGACAGGCTGACGGGACGGGCACAAGGGCTGCTGGTCGAGGGCGCTGGCACGAATATCCTTCTGCACTCCACCAATCTGACAAACGCGCCTTGGACAGGGCTGGGCGACTTCACGGTTACGCCTGCCACGTCCGTGATCGAGGGGCAAACAGCATATCGGTTTGCAAACCTCGGGGTGTTTGGTTTCCGCGCGGTCACGCAGGTTTCAGGGACGCTCACCGGATCGCCGGAGACGGTGAGCGTCATCGTTGAAAAAGGCACCTCGGAAACCAGCGTCATTGGCCTGCGAAACCTGACTGCTTCCACGTGGGTCTATGCCGTCAGGGTGGACTTCGCCACGCTGGGGGTGACGCTTTTTGGGGGCGCTGGGCAGCACCGCGTCACCGACCTTGGCGTCGGCCCGAATGGCGGGCGGCTCTTGCGGGTGTCGCTCACCGGGACCGGCACGGCTGACGGTTCCCGTGCCGTCAGCATCTATCCGTCTGACACGTCAGTGAACACCGACGCCTCGATCATTCACCATACCCAGCTTGAGGCGGGAGTTGGCGAGACATCGCCAATCATCACCACCACCGCAGCAGTCACCCGACCAACCGACAGCGCAATCCTTTCCGGCGATCCGGCGGCGCTCGGGTTCGGCGATGATTACACCCTGCTGGCCATCGGGCGCCCGCCGCGCTCGTCGAGCACAGACGGCATAGCCTCGATGATGGCTGTTTCCAGCGCCGGTGTGAATAACGAGCGTCTGCTCATTGCTGTTCGGGATTTTCCGCCGCTTGAGGGGGACTACAGGACGTATTTCCAGAGCTTCGTTGGCACTCCATCTGCGGGGGCCTCTACTGAAAGCACACCGCTTGTGCCTGCATCCGGGCAAATCAAGCTCGCACTCGCCGGGGACGCCCAAGCGACATCGGGGGCCTTTGGCGGGCAGATCGTTTGGACCAATATAGGCGGCGCTCGCACTCACCCTGTCAACCGTATTGACATCGGCGCGTTCGTAAGCGGCAACTGCAAATGGGGCGGCACCATCGAGCAGCTTGTCATCTGGCCTCGCCGCCTCACCAACACACAACTGCAGGAGATCACGGCATGACACAGTTGATTGATGGCATCATCCATATCGCGGACGTGCCCGCGCTGGTGGCGTTCTTCGCAGAACACGCGCCCGAAAAATTGTCAGAGGACGGCTCGGGGATCGACGGCTTTGACAGGACGCCAACGGTCGCGTCCGGCGTGTCGGCGCTCACCTATGTGCGGGTGACGCCCGAAGAAGAAACAGCCTTTGCCGCTATGCCCGGTGTCACGGTGCTGGCACGGGCAGAGTATACGGGCGATGAAACGTCGGATGCGGTCTATGACGCGCTCTTTGCCGACGAAGATGCACTGGCGCTCTACGACGTGGTCTATTCGCGCGCGCCGGTCGAGGTGCCGGACGGGGATGGTGGCACGATCACTTACACCCCACCGGATCGTTTCGGAGCGATGGCATGAGCAATCTTGAATTGGCGATATGGGCGGCCTTCGCCGTGGCGCAGATTGCGGACGTGGTGAGCACCGCGCGGTTTCTGCGGCTCGGGATCAAGGAGGCAAACCCGATCTGGCGACGGATGCAGGAGCGCCTCGGCAAGGCGTGGGTCGTGCCGCGCATCCTGCTGGCGGCGGGGATTGCGGCGGGGCTATATCTGGCCTCCGGCTCGATCCTGCCGGTGGCGATCATGGCCGTCGGCGTCTGGGGCGTCGTGGCCTGGAATGTGGTGCAGATCAAACGGTCATTATAAGACCGTTCAACACCCCGTTTTGTGAAAATCGAATGCTGCAATCTACGCTGTAAAAGACTGTAATCTGGTTTGTCACGCTACAACCATCGACCTGCGTCAGATCCGGTTACAAATCCCCTTGCAACATTCCCGCAAGAATTGGAAATTAACAAGTGTTCAATTCAACGAACAGGAGCTACCAATGGATTTTGCCCTCAGCGAGGAACAGACCGCCATTTTCGATATGGCCCACGCCTTTGGACAGGAGCGGATCGCGCCGCATGCCCGCGAGTGGGAGTCTGCGGGCACGATCCCGAAAGATCTGTG